ATTCAAAGCGATGTGATTTCGTTTTCTACTATAATACCAGAAGAACTTGACATAGCTAAGTATATTGACTATGATTTACAGTATGAAAAGTCTTTTGTAGAACCATTGAAGATAATTCTTGATTGTATTGGTTGGAAGACAGAACATGTTTCATCATTAGAGGCATTTTTCGCATGACAGAAAAAACAAAAACTGTAGATATTGAAGACGATGATTTTGTTCAAAGAGATTGGGGTTCGTGGCTTATTATAGGCCGTGGTCCGGGATTCAAAATCAAGCGACTTACACTTTTTCCTAACAAGTCTATATCCATGCAATATCATAATCACCGTGCTGAAACATGGTGTGTTGTGGACGGTCAAGGAAAGGCTTGTGTAGGCGAAAGAACATTTGACATACACAAACACGCATCTTTCTATATACCTATAGGCGTTACTCACAAAGTGTCTAACACCTCTTCAACCAAAAATCTAATCATAATCGAAGTTCAGCAGGGCGAGATAGTCCGAGAAGACGATATTGTAAGAATTGGTCAACCCACATAAGGAGAATCTTATGAATGATATATTTTCATCACTAATTAAAGAAACAGGAAATGAATATGCCGCAATTGCCGACGAAGGCGTGGAAGCGGGAGATGTTACTGGACTTATTTCTACTGGGAGTTATAGTCTTAATGCTCTGCTTTCTGGGTCTATCTATGGTGGTTTACCCGCTAATAAAGTAACAGCGTTTGCTGGTGAGCCATCTACTGGTAAGACGTTCTACGCCATCAATATCTGTAAGCAGTTTCTTCAAGACAATCCAAAAGGCTTTGTGTTTTATTTTGAATCTGAATCTGCTATATCAAAGCAGATGCTCGAAGAGCGTGATGTGGACACGAAGCGTATCGCAATTATGCCTGTGGCTACCATTCAAGAGTTTCGCACACAAGCTGTGAAGATTCTTGACAAGTATCTTGAACAAAAGGGTGAAAGACTCCCTATGATTTTTGTTCTTGATTCGCTTGGTAATCTATCTACTGATAAAGAGATGGCAGACATTGCAGAGGGTAAAGACACGAGAGATATGACACGCGCACAACTTGTTCGCGGTGCATTCCGTGTTCTTACATTAAAGCTTGGTAAGGCAAAAGTTGCTTTGATTGTGACCAATCACGTTTATGATGTTGTAGGCGCTTATGTGCCAACGAAGAAAATGGGTGGTGGTTCTGGTCTTGAATATGCTGCATCAACTATCATCTTTCTATCAAAGAAGAAAGATAAGCAACTAGACGATGATGATGGTCGTACAGGCGCTGTTGTTACTGCACACACAAAGAAAGCTCGTTTGACAATCGAAGATAAGAAAGTTGAGACATGGTTGAACTATTCAGAGGGTCTTGATCCTTACTACGGTCTACTTGATCTAGGTGAAAAGTTTAATATCATTAAAAAAGTATCTACTCGCTTTGAGTTTCCGAATGGCGAAAAAGCCTTTGAAAGTCAAATCAAAAAGAATCCTGAAAAGTATTTCACACAAGAGATACTTGATCAGATAGATGATGCTTGCAAAAGCGAGTTTTTATATGGCACTTCTTCTGTTTTCAACACGGAGGAAGAAGATGATTGAGAGTAGTGATTTTCGTTTTAGAGATGATCTAAACAAGCAAGATGATAAGTCTACTGTACCTATTGAAATATTGACAGAACAGTATAAAAATGTTATATTTCGCTATACTACAGTCGGCATTAAAGAACAAGATAATGGAACCGCTGTACTTAGATTTCAGTATGACTTATTAGATATGGGAGAACATACTGAAACAAAATTACGTAATGACAAGCGATTTGAACAACATCTTGGTGTATTGCTAAATCATCTTATTTTAGAATCGGCGGAGCATGAACAGAATGAGTCTAGAAAAAACGATACTAAGGAATCTTCTGACTAATAAAGACTACTGTACAAAAGTTATTCCTTTCATCAAAGAAGATTACTTTGTAGGCGAAGACAAAGTTCTATTCAATCACATCAACTCATTCGTATTGAAGTATGACCAGAGCCCCACTATTGAGGCTCTGGTTATTGAGATTGATAGTGCGAGAAATGTGACTGATGAAGAAGTAAAGTCTTGTAAAGAAACTCTCGACTCGTGGAAAGCAGACGAAGAGAAACCAAACGAAAAGTGGCTTCTTGATAGTACCGAAGAGTTCTGTCAAGAAAAGGCTATCTACATTGCCATGACTAGATCGATTGAGATTATGAATGGCAAAGACAAGACGCTTCAGAAAGGTGCGATACCAACAATCCTTTCTGATGCTCTTGCTGTCTCGTTTGATCCAAATGTCGGTCATGATTACTTCGAAAACGCCGACGAACGATTTGAGTTTTATCATCGTATCGAAGAGAAGGTACCATTCGATCTTGAGTTCTTCAACAAGATTACCAAGAATGGTTTGCCGAAGAAAACGCTGAACATCGCACTTGCTGGCACTGGTGTTGGTAAGTCTCTGTTCATGTGTCACTGTGCAGCGGCGAATATCTCTGCCGGGTATAATGTTCTCTATGTCACTATGGAAATGGCAGAAGAGAAGATTGCAGAACGTATCGATGCCAATCTTCTGAATGTTGATATTGCTGACCTACAGTCTCTATCAAAGGACATGTATGATAAGAAGATTGCACAAGCAAAGAACAAAGCACAAGGCAAACTTATTATTAAAGAATATCCAACTGCATCTGCTTCCTCTCAACACTTTCGCAATCTGCTGAACGAGTTGAGATTGAAGAAGAGTTTTGTGCCAGATGTTATCTATGTTGACTATTTGAATATCTGTGCTTCATCTCGTATCAAGCCGGGTTCGAATGTCAACTCATACACATACATCAAGAGTATTGCAGAAGAGTTGCGCGGTCTTGCGGTTGAGTTTAATGTGCCTTTGATTTCTGCAACTCAGACAACACGTTCTGGCTATGCAAGTTCTGATGTGGAATTGACTGATACATCTGAGTCCTTTGGTCTTCCAGCAACGGCTGATTTCATGTTTGCCTTAACGACAAACGAGACATTGGAACAGTTGAATCAAATCCAAATCAAACAGTTGAAGAACCGATACAACGATCCCACATCGAATAAAAGATTTATCGTAGGTATTGACAGAGCGAAGATGAGACTGTATGATGTAGAGAACTCAGCACAGATGGATATTGTCGATAGTGGACAAGATACTCCTGTGTTTGAAAAGTCTTCTTTTAACTCAAAGGACAAGTTCCGTAAACTAAAGGTGTCGTGATGATCTACGTTCTTGTCGTCGTCTCATATTTTTCTGGTGCTGGTGGTAACGGTCAGACTGTCACCTTTCAAGAGTTCAACAACTATGATGCGTGTGTTTATGCATTAAAGTTCTTAGAAGAAAAGAAGTATAGCCGCTATTCGCATGACAACTATAAGATTGCATGTCTTCCTAAAGGAGAAACAAAGTGAGCAAGTATTCTGTGATTGTGTCGCATGTTGTGGATGACTACGTGTGGAACGTTTATGAACATGCAACGGAACAGATTATCGACACCTTTTTCTTTGAAGAAGATGCTTTGGAGTTTGCAGAGTTTCTAGAAGACGGCGGCGCGTTTGATGGATTTACTCCTGCTTTTCTTGTGAATAAGGTTCAGCTACCTAAGGAAAATGTAAATCAAGCATTTACAAGAGTTTTTGCTGAGTAAAATCAACCACTTAGACCTGCGACATTCTGACGCATCTTTTTCTCTTGTAAATCTTAAGAAATGGATGTATGATTAGACATAATCAGTTGAGACAGGAGTTCTAAAATGGAAGATATCAACAATCTTGATATGCATCCTAATTGTTGGGCTTCAGAATACGGTGACATGGAGCGCGACGATCTTATCAATTGGGTCTGGATGATTGTGTTTACCGATCCTCCCTTTTAACAATCGAAAAAGGAAAAGTAAAATGGAAACATACAATGTTGTGAAGAAGGTTGTTGATGCAATCAGTGAAGCTAGGGGATATGCCTATACCGCAGGCTATCTTGAAAGCACACTTGTTTCAATCATCAACGAACACATCAAGGATGAAACTCAGCTTCACATGCTTCATATCAGATTGCTTGGTAAGGCTATTGATATGAAGCTTGAAAAGAAGGCTGCGTAAACAATTAAATAAGGAAGACTGTCATGGGTCTTGACATGTATCTGACCGCTCGTCGTTATCTCTCCAAGTATCTTGGAGGAAAAGACGACATTGCACTAATCAATCAACTGAACGAAAAGTATGGACTTGAACCCATTAGCGAAGACGATTACGAACATCCTATTAGTGTTCGTGAAGTAGCTTTTGATGCTGCTTATTGGCGAAAGGCAAATGCTATTCATGCTTGGTTCGTGAATAACGTACAGGACGGTGTTGATGAATGTCAGCAATCATATGTTAGTCGCGAAGATTTGCAAAAGCTGATTGATACATGTAAGAAGGTTCTCGCAGACAAATCGCTCGCATCAGAGTTGCTTCCTACTGAGAGTGGATTTTTCTTCGGTAGTACACAGTACGATGAATGGTACTATGAGGGGTTGAACTACACAGTCGAACGTCTTGAAAAAGTTTTGTCTACTCCTGTATTTAATAGCTGCGACTTCTTCTATAAGTCGAGCTGGTAAGATATATAGAGTATAATAAAACAATGGCCTCGTAGCTCAGCCGGATAGAGCAACAGACTTCTAATCTGTGGGTCGAACGTTCGAGTCGTTCCGAGGTCGCCATGCCCACATAGTCCAACAGGCAGAGACAAGAGACTTAAAATCTCTAAAGTGTCGGTTCGAATCCGACTGTGGGTA